TGGATGCGCAGTAACTTCAGTATCTTTCGCTACCTTTGTCTGTAAGATATCTCCTACCGCAAACGAATCAGTGTTTGATGCGAGCGTTAATAGACATTGTCCACGCACCACTTCATCCATCTGGAATCCAGTAGTATCAGTTGGCTCGCCGAAAGGCGACACAGCGTTTACACTCAAGAATTCAGTATCACCATTCGTTAGTTGGAAAGACGACGCAGCACCAATATTATAATCAGCACGTTTGATCGTAAACTTCAGAGACTCATTTTTCAACAAACTCCATTTCTTACCTGTAGCAGAACCATATAGCGCACCAACGCCAGTAGCATTGTATGCAGTTTTATTCGATCTAAGGTCTTTATCACCCTTTGTCATCGAAAGTAATTCATAATCACTACCTTGTTCTGTAGGAATGACGGTGAAAGCATACTTCTTACCTGATTGTAAGAAAGGTCTTTTACTGAAAGTGAATGATGTCTTATTAGTATGGTTTGTTGTGGTGCAAATGTTTATGTTAGCATTTATAACCTCAGCAGATTCATCAATAAGCGTGTCTGTTGGACCGCTAGATCCACACTCACGAATTTGTAGCTCGACACCAGCACTAGCATCGTTCGGCTTCTTAATAAAGAATAAATCTATTTCAGAAACGTAGATGCCATCAATATTTGTAGTTGGCACCGAGAACGTTTGTGACATGTAATCAGGCAATTCTTGAGTAACACTTGTGGTCACTAGAGCTGTTTGTGTCTTATCAGCAGAAAGTTCTCTCAAACTGACGTTAGTGGCTTTCTTTGTGTCACGATAATCAAACCCGCCTCTGTTCGAAGCAGCGAAATAATACTGCCCGCAGCGTGTTGTGGCTCCTTGCTTACCTGAACTGATGCCATTGCGGATTGGCGGTCTGACATCACTAACTTCCAATAAGTGTTTATACCCTCTAAACTTCATTGTTTTGTCGTTAGGAATTGTATACTTAAATGTCAACCTACCACCACTATCTGTAATCAGTGTCCGCTTTCCAGGAGAGTTGACATACATGGTAACATCACGCCCATCAAAACGAGCATACACTCTTGTGTTTGGCTTTAATCCGCTACAAGTGACTGTGATCGCTTTGTGTGCCTTTAAGTAGTAATCATTTGTAGCGCCTTTGCCAATACCCGAAAGAGAAGATGCCTCAGCAAGACCAGAATAGTCTCTCCCAGCTTTCCTATATTCACTCAGCAACTTGGTTACAACTGGATTCTCTACTTTAACAGTAGAGTAAACTGGGACATGTTTGCGATGACCAAACCAACGCCCACGCCTCGGCTGAACTTTAGTTCCAGTCCGAACATTTTTTTGCGTGACTCTAGCGGAAAGACCTGGAATAACATCTTGTTTTATGGCGCAATTGTTGTGAGAAAGTCTCATTCTACCAGAATATGTTCTCACTGGAGACTTTGTCACTTTGTTCACAGGCGTTCGCTTGGTGGCCATCGGTTGTTCCAGCAGCGATGCCGAGGTATTGCCTAGCGTTATTCTTGTTGCGTCTGTGCTCTTATGCAAATTCACAGATTGCGAATCGTCAAGGATCAAATCGACGTCATCTATTGTTGGTACTGGACGAATAGGGGATTGTTCATCCACAAAGTCTGCAGCCTGCATAGTATTGAAGACTGTCTGAATTGGTGGTGGGTTTGTGACCACGACTTCTTTAGGTGGCTCTGGAGCAGCAGGTGGATCATCAGCCCGCAACGTTGTGGTCTTCAAGGATTCTATTTCAACCCTGTTAAGCTCGACTTGTCTTCGAGTATCATCGCATCTTGCGTCTAATTCTCTTATATCTTCCATCGTGTAGCGTCTATTATCTTCACCGATAAGATTCACTTGATAGTCGAATCGATCATAATGCACAGCTGCAGTTCGAGACAAAGAAGGATATGGTGGTATGACAACAGCGCCTAGTTTCATAGAAACACCATCATCTTCTGTAGGGATTGATGGGTTCTCAGAAGGCGTTCCAGTCAAAATATCAAACTGTCCGTTTGGTCTAAGCGTTACCGTATCAATTCGCGGAAGATAATATTGTACATCTGCCTGAAAGTTTTTGTCTGGTGTTGGAATATAAGCACCTACACTATCAACGTCATAAGCTGTTGGTACTGCTGGGTTTGTAGGAGCAGCTGCCCCTGTAGCTGTACTTTTTGGCTCACATGTATTAGCTTTTGCTGGTCTGAAATCTATAACATCTCTCAAATCATAGTCAATATTATCAAAAGAAGTGAACGATGGGATGTCAGCAGTTGCGATTTTATCTGATGCAGTTGGATCTGAATCATCTACTGGATAAGAATCCACAGAAAGGAATCCAATGCCAGCAGAACGATTGCGCTTAAACCAACTAAACTTAACTAATAGGTCATTGCCATCTACAACCAAACTACTTCCTGCACGCAGTCGTAGTGTTGAACCGCCATAGAAACTTTCTCTTTGGCCATTGGCTATGTTGAAGTGTGATGTCACATCTGTACTTGCATCAGTCACGTCAGCGCCTTCAGCACCCATGTATACAGCTTCAAGTTGGAACGCATCAGAAACACCAAGCGACCATGGACCAATGTGTGTGGCGCTATGTGCGCTAGTGTCAATGTGAACATGCTTTGACTTGTTGACCACTTTACTTTCTGGAACAGCAGCCGAACGCATCATGTCATAATAGACCCTAGCATTGAACGCGCTTGAGAATGTTCCTTTATCTAATGTCACTGTGGATGCGGAAGATGTGGCGGCGATTGTGCCTGACGCTTCTAGATCAAAGATATGCCCTGCTGGATACACCTTAAACAGATCAACACCAGAACCTAAAACTTCACTAGCATCCCCATCAGACCTTTGCAGATGCACTTGTATTTGATCAGCGCCTGCATTAATTATATCTACGCGCATCGGTTCTGTAAAATCACCGCTTGTTCCAGCAACGATAAAGTCACCAACCACAAGTTCTAAAGCAGAAAATGCATCTGTTGTTATTACTACTGTATTGCTTGCGGCTCTATTGTGTGTTACTGATCCGCTAGTGTTTACACCAAGATCAACCTTCGCTTCCTGCTTAGCAACAACAATATAGTTTTTCTCATCAGGTGTGGATAGAGTGGCACCAGTATCATCGTTAGTGTTAGTACCGCCTGTCTGCTCAGAGGCTGGAACAGTTACTGTCGCAATACCATTAGTTCCGAATTGTACATCAGTATAGTTTCTGACGACATATTGTGTCTGTACGGCATTACTCGCATCCTTGAGGGTTTTCGTGCCGATACTCTGGACAGGGAATAACATTTTATTTAATGTGTTATCTTCAACCTTCGCAGCGCCGTTAGTGAGTACGATATCTGCATATGCATCATCATCACCACCAGTATTAATATAGAGTGCCCTCACATTGCCTTCAAATGATTTACCTGCTGTTGTGACCACAGTATCAAATCCATAAATCCTAAATTGTGCTTCCTTTGTTCCCGAAGTTCCTGAATGATATTGGATTCCACGGAGTTTAGCAGTACCTATTTTGGCTCCAAGTCGAGTGTCATCTCCACTACTGAATTTTCTTCTAGCGATACGTGTTTGTGGGGTGTCATAAAGATCGACAGTAACTATACCTTTATGATCCCAAGAACCAACAACCTCGTTACAAATAACATACTGACCGAATGCTTGACCGATTGTCACATTATCACGAACATCAAACGTAGTCGCTTTATCAATAGTTCTTCGAATTTTTCCTGAATTCTCAATTCTATATCCACCAACATAACCGACCGATGGATCAATCTCTACAACTAACTTATTCGCATCGCCATTTTCTGTAGAAAGATAAACACCACCATTAAAGTCTGTTTTTAAATGTTCTTCTGCTGATAATGTGAATGGGTCTAGTGCATAGTTTCCTGATTCTTCATACGTTCTTTTCGCAAGCTCTTCGCCAAGATCAGCATAGCGTGTGTCCATGTAGTCACGGATAACAAAACCGTCTTGCATATCAAGTAGTGGAATGAAGCCAACAGTGTTAGCAGTGCCAGTGTCAGACAAAGGTCTTGACGTTAGCGTTGGAGTGAGTTTAAGTCTAGACGCTCCAGGAGCCGAGAAGTTTGTTGCGCCAGACGCATTATCTAACAATGATGAGTCTTGGAACGAATCAATAATTGCTTCGCTTGTTTCCATACCAATACGTGTGTTTGCTGTAGTGTTATATTTTATTACAGCTTTACTTTGCTGGTCAACCCTAATGAAGTGTCCTTTATGGTACACAGTACCAGCAGAAACAGAAGCACCAACACCCTCACCACAAGCACCACCAAGAGCGCTTGTGATCGTATTAGCGGCAACAATAAATGTGCCACTGCTTGAATTTCTGAAGATCAATGATTCATTATTAGCAAACGATTTTGTGGTGTTGTTCGCGCCAGAGTTTGTGTAAGAAACAAACGCAGTTAAATAGTTAGGTGATGCAGATTCAGAACCATCCGCAACATCTAAGAGTTTTGCGGTAACGCCTGTTGTCTCGCCCGTGACGGTGGAGTTGGCAATAACCCCGCTATTGAAGAAATCGACTAAGAGTAGTGTTCTGTTATTGGCGTCTTTATCACGCAGCTTAACATACTTCCATGTCTCCGCAGTCGTGTCACAACCATTAATAACACTGCCTTCAACATAGACTGCACTAGCGAATCGTTCAATTTGATTCTGCAGTATAGATTGAATTTGTGTTAATTCTCTGGCTTGAACTGCATATCCTGGACGGAACAAGACACGGTGGAAATTTTTTGTCTCGTCAAAGTCGTCAAAAAATGGACTCTCGTTGAGGTTTGTTTCGATTGACATTTATATTACCCTTAGAAATCTAAAATGATTTTAATATCTTCTATTTGATCCAGAGACTTTGTTGCAGCAGATATATTCTCTGTATATAGTATTTTCCCAGAAATCGTATTCGCTTCTGGCTTCTTAACTTGTTTGACAGTTGCTATTTTTGTTTCGCTTCCAGCCTTCAATATTATATCATCTACAGTAAATGGAAGATAATTACTATAACTTGATACATTATTTAGATACGCAGTAAAGAACGAAGAATCATCCTGCTTTTCATCCTCTCGTATAAACACTATCTGAGCATTCGCTGCTTGTAAAGAATTTGCCAACGCCTCATTCTTTCGAGCCTGCACCCCAAGAGATGTGACAAACTCTAAATGCCCCAATTCTGCGCGAAGTCTATTTCTTTCGTTAGTAATAACATCACGTGGCGCTAATGGGTTTTGCGGGACAGTCAGTTGCATCTGTTCGTAAGAGATTGTCGCTCTGGTTGTTAATCTCAATGTCAATGGACTGTTAGATGTATTTGCTACTGATTCTGTTGTAACGAAATTATTATTTGAGTCACACCTTAATTTTGGATCCTGTAGAATACTTATTGTTCTGAATTCAGTGTTTGATGGTATGTATCCATTGCCATTCGCCGAAATACCTTCAGTCCCTTGGAATTGGACATTAAGCGCAACTTTATCGCCTCCCAACTCAGAAATACAATCAGAGCCATGACCGCCTTTCGGAGAAATAACTACATTAGCTGTTGCGCCAGAACCATGAACGCTGTTAGCAGTTATCTTTGCTATAGCTGAAGTATATCGTGAACCAACATTTATCATTGATATATTGGCCACAGCGCCTGCAGCATTAAGTCTGGTGTATGCTTTGGCACCAGACCCATCACCAATAATTGTCACTGTTGGTGATATGATAGATATTGATGTGGTGTCGGGTATTGTTGAGAATGCTGTGTTAACAGTCAG